ACGAAGGGCATGGAAACCGGAACTCGATAACCTCCACACTATTCTTAGTGAGCGAGCTCTGTTGAAATTTCGGTGAGCAAACCTTGGTTTGTTCTGTGTCCCAAGATAGGTAACGGGTTGGGTTCTACAACCCCGTGTCCCGTACCCTCAACTGGGTCAGACGCAATTGAGTCGATGGAGATCTCCCAATTTGGGATATCCAGAGGCATAAATTGTAGAAGATGACTGAGTGTCTTCCCTAAGCGTACATAGCGGTCAAGGGGATTGTTCTTAGTGGCAGTATCTAAGTTATATAGATCTGCATAAGACAGGAACCTTGGCGTGCGTTGCACCTTGGAAAGAAGACGTACTCCTTCGAGTACCTCAGCCCAGGGCATGGGAACATTCTCTGCCTTGGCCAGATTCTCTATGATCACATCAATGCCCTTTTTGGCACGTGCTACTTCAATGGAGATCCGCGGCTTTAGTGTTGAATTCCCTGTAATGGGACTAGACACGAAGTGCGGCGGAGTGTCGGTTATACCGACACCTCCATAGCCCTCTTCCTCCGCTTCATAATCTTGGTATGATTCCCCAGAACTGGGGAGGACATATCCTCGAGAAGTGAATAACGGAAGGCCAGTTGGCCACCGCTCCGATTCATTAATGGATCCAAACAACTCTTTGTAAGAGTCATACAGAACTACCCACATGCCCATATGGGCATATTGGGTAGCCTCCGAGTAAATCTGCTGGGGTACAAGGTCCTTGAAATCCCGATGAAATTTCTTCAAAGGGACCGGTTGGGTAATGACCCTTCCGTTAGGATACTTTCTCTTAAAGAGATAAACCCCAGGAGTATCGGAACTTTCCATTCTATTGAGTAAGGCACTGTCCTTCTCTAAGGCCACTAGGTCATGGTGCCAGCTAGGGTCGAATTTGTCGGGATAATGTATCCCGGGAAGCTCAGGTGCCCGATTCCCTTTGCCCCTTAACGGGACATCGGTGATGAAAGGTAACACCCTACTATCCTTTATTGTTTCGCCCCAGCCGCGAAAGCGTATACTGGACAGATCCAGAGAATCTCTCTGAATCTTAAGGAGACGTGATGTCTCTTTGGCGAGTAAGATACATAAGGAACGCTCGATATGAGCGGTCCTCTGCACCGACCTTCCACTTCTTTTAGAAGTGGGAGAGGCTTGTCCTCCTTTGTCTCCGGCTAATGCACTCACTTTATTCCGTAAGGAAGAGAGTAGTGTATGAAACCCGGACGATCGGTAACCCAGGAGCTCTGTAAGAGTTTCTGATGCAATGCCGAACGCACTGACAAGGGCGGACTTGCTTATGTCCCCCAAGACCCCCACACTCCAGTCACGAAGTGCCCTTTTATAGGCACCTCTAGTGATGAGGAGACGTAGGAATCGTGGAATAGTGAGTTCCGAGTCTAGCCAGCCCCGACGAATCGCCCTAAGGGCCATTTCGAGGCGCTCTCCGAAGGTACGTATACCCAGCTCCTCCCTTAGAGATAAGGGAGACACATTTACTCCTTTTAGGAATATTTGTTGAGCGAAGATAAAGAGGTCTCCTGAAAGCGTTTTCGCTGGAGATGTCGGAACACACAGCTTATCCGCGACCGCAACGTAAGCATTAGCTACGTCGGTTCCAAGGGTAACGTTGTCATCCCCTAAAATTGCATAGTCGACGAAGAACTCAGGATCGTATCCTGCTTTTTTCGCGGAGAAAAGCTCTAGGGCATGATGCACTAAAGCCATTGAAGGCCATGAGGACAATGTCCCCATTGGCTGTCCTCTACCATATCTGATAGAGCATCCACGAAGGTCCTTCTTAACCAACTTCTCCTTTTCAGGGATGAGGAACCATCTGTCAGTGAGTAGACCCTTCCATAGGTCTACTGTCTTCTTCTGCCACACCGCGGTGAACACGGCTTCGTAAAGCTCGAAGGGAATCAAATCAGTTGCCGATTTAAGGTCTATAGAATACGCGGTTTTACCCGTTATTCGATGACGCCTCGCAATTTGTGCGGTGGCATTTTCCTGATCGAAGGTCCCATCGGTTGGTAAAAAGGATAAAATCCTCATCATCCAATCGTGAACAGGCGACATGATACGCTGTGTCCAGTAGTCCACGATAGCAATCGTTCTCACTTTTCCCGCCGGCTCCGGTAGACATTGAAGTTTACCGAGAGTATATTGGCTTCTGGGAGACGAATAATATTCGTTTGAGAAGTACTTTGCATCGTGACTACCGAGACAACCAAAGAAGACCTCTAAGGTTCGGTGGTCTCCAACATGGAGGCACCACTTATGTATGTAATTGGGCAGCCCCTGTCTTGCGCGTCTGTTCCAAAGGACGGCGTCTACCTGAGCTCCTAGGAGCCCAGGGTTGGCGTTTGGTCCGGCCTTAAGGGGAATATAGACACCATGATCGCTCTGTATGGTGAACAACGACTCTACGTTAGTAATCAGACCCTCTTTGCCCGAAGGCAAGTAGCTTTTCACTATTTTCGGCCAAAACTCTTCTTTACAGAAGAGCTTAAACTCTTTGAGCGTTTGCTCATCGAGCTGGGGATGTGGACCGCGAATAGAGGATAAATCCTGCTGTTCGTGAGTTCCTTCCATCGCCCGGAACGAATTTAGTAGGGAAGTTATTAACCTGTATATCGTAGGATCTTTTTCCTTCGAATGCAGTCGTCTTCGGAACAAGAGCGGGATGATGCGTGGTAACCCGGAGCGGGAGACAGATACAGGTGGTTCTAAGAGGTAGCTATGGGCTGGTGCGCCTGCCGCGTACTTATTCACATAAAATAGTGAATTCTTTAAATAAGAAATTAAGTACTGCGGCCCGCACCCCTGTAGTAAGGTAACCATTCGGTCTGCGAACTCTCTTAACGTCTTCACCAGACTTGGTGATGGTATAGGTTCTCCTCCTAACCGGAAGTGGACATCAAGTCCATAGTACGGTATAAGGATACGCAGAACTTCTGCGGAAAGAGCGATACTAGCCGTTGCCTTGTTTGAGTCACTTCGACCTTTTTTGGCATTAGTTTTTTGCCCTAACCTCGACATAGAGGAAAGGTGCCAGCTAAGGAATTTCTTCCAAAGTTTGGCATTACTTTTACCGATATGAATTGGGGAGTTTTGAGGGGTCGAAGAGTCAGAAGATGTAGGGGGAGCAGATGATGTCACGGGCCTGTCACCAGGTCCGGCCAGCTTGATCAAGGACGAGTCTTGAGATAAACTCACTCTCGTCTGAACTTGATAAGCTTTCTCAGATAGATAAAGGATAGCATGGGGATCGAAAGGATCCACCACGGCGTAATGGCCCGCATCAACGCGTGACCAGTCAATCACTTGATAAAGTGGATGATCTGGTCTCTGTAGCCAACGACTTGAAGTATGGAAACGGTGGTAAGAAATTATCATCGTGGAAATATTAAAGAAGGCTAGGACTAGTTGGGTTGTCTCCTGCTGGGTGTGAATCCAGTATGAAGGCCCTAACCGGCTCGGCGCCTACTTCCAAAATTCGCCTTGAATTAGGAAGTCTGGTAAGAGTTTCGTGCAGTCCTGTTAAAGACTACAGTCCTCCGTTACCCTACTCCGCGTATCACTCTGGGCGCCCCCGGTAAGGGGCTCTCAGACGATCTGATGAAGGCTCTCCTGGATCTATCCAGGAACGGTTTTCCATTCTCTAAGGTCGTTTTTATCATCGAGGGTGTATCTGCGTTAATAACCGCATAGCACCAAAACCAAAACTCGAAGTCCAGACATGCAAGGGTCAGAGAGAGAGTAAGTGTACCAAAAGGAAAGCCTTATGGCCTACACCCGAAGGTGCATCTCAACTTATCCCTGAGAAGGGAACTCTCATCAATTCCTCTATTTCAAGAGGAATATCTTCCGAACATCTTCCGGCAACTTGTTTGTGGCATTCCGATTGCACATAATAACGCAATAGGAATGGTTCGAGGTTAACTAGGTGGTGTGTTACCACACTCCTAAACCCGAACCAGGGCGGCCGTAGGATTACTCCTGCGGACCCTGTAACCTAGCTTTGAAAGGAGCTACCATAAACATCTCTGCTTCAGGAAGCCCTCAAAAGATCTACATACGTAAGCAACTGTGCGCCGTTTCACGGGCGCAGTGAGGTTTAAAACCCTTCACGCTACATATGCCTTCCAACACCGATTAAGGTAGTTGAAGCTGAGCCTAAGCTTGGCTGGAGATTGTCCGAAGTAACCGCCCCTAGGGGTCTGTGGCAATACCATACGCCACAGTCCTATAGCGGCTCGTCGATTTGTGCTACGACTCGCACGGGTCAAACCGTGAATCTCACTGACGATTCCCTACGCCACAGGTATACCTGTTTGTGGATTCAGTCTCCAGAAAACTCTCTCATTGTTATCGAGAGTCAACATGGTTTCTATCCCTTCTTGGGAGAAGAGACGTGTTGTTAACATAACACGCGACCTACCGCGTTACCAGTAGGTGGGGACCCGTTCACACGGGTTCTCGGGTTGACATGTGTCGCTTCGCAAGAGGCCCCCAGTTCATAACTGGGG